AGATCCACAAGTAGACTAGATCCACAAGTAGACTAGATCCACAAGTAGACTAGATCCACAAGTAGACTAGATCCACAAGTACAAGACCCCACTTGCCTAGTTGCCAGCCAGATCCTTATATTCGCTATATATACAGTAAATTCACTCAACTCCTGGTAATCAGAACAAAACTGGCAAATTGGCAAAATGAGGGGTAAAACGTTGCAATTCCAACGAAAAGTGGTTGCCAGTTTGCTTGCCACCCCCGTTTCAAAACTGGCAAATCGCCCGAAAACTGGCAAAATTTGGCACACAAGTACAATACCGATTTCGGCCATTGCCAGTTCTCTGGCAAAACTGGCAAAAAAACTGGCAAATCACGCGTGTCCCCCTTTCACCACCAGTCACACAAATAACAGAATCGTTGTCCACCCGCCGCACCAGATGGTACAACGGGTGGTACAACAATCAGCTCAAAGAGTCGTAGAAACCCCTCTCATTGAAGATCTCCTTGACCCGAATCGCCCTCGAAATGGCCTGATCGATGGGTGACTGGCTCTTCAGGTAGTAGTAGTTCAGGACTGAATAAGGAGTGTTCAGCCTATCGATTCGCCCCTCGCACTGCTCCATGACCTTCCACGAGTAGTTCTGAGAGAAGAATATCATGGTGTCGCAAGTGGTGCAGTTCCACGCCTCGGCCCCCGCGGTGTACTGCACTAGATACACCCAACGAGGACCTTCTGGCAAGGGATCGTGCTTGTGACCGTTGTACTCAGCGACGGGGACACCCAGAATATCCCCCAGTGACCGCAGCATGAAGAGCTCGTAGTCGAAGTTGTAGAAGACTATGACGCGAGGATGGGTCTCGCACAGCCCTCTCACCGCCTCAAGTCTCACAGGATCCTCATTCGTCACTCTTCTCAAGACATGACACAGACCTCCGGCGTTCTTGATCGGCTCCTCCTTGTAAGGATCGAAGCGGTACTTCTGGATCGTACGATATGGCTTCTCCTCGTAGGATACCGGGACGTCCGTCCGCTTCTTGACCGTTTTCTTGACGAATGGCATGTCCACGAGTATCTTGTTCCTCAACCGAAGCAGCTTCCCCTGCCCAAGATATCGCTCGAGACGCGGATAACCGGCCCTGTAGTTGAACTGGCAGTGCTCCCTCTCGAACTCGGTGCGATTCTTGAAGAAGCCATTGGCTATGAATACCGGGCAGTAGTCCAGCCAATTATCCCCAGGGGTTCCGGACAGCATGATCCACTCGTTGTTCTTGGCCATACGCACGAATGTCTTCGCCCACTTGCCGTTCCCGATGGCTCTCTGCTCATCGAATATGATGAAGGAGTCACGGATGTTGCGATAGTTGCTGATGTTATTCCAGGAATCAACCGTTGTGTAGTGCGTGAGCCCGTACATGGCCACATCCCCCTGCCAGTCGAGGTCGTCCCTCTTCCGAGCGGTGGTGATTATGACCAGACGGGGGGCCTCAGCAAGCCTACGGCCCAGGTCGGCCGGATGCCGCACCCCCAGCACTCTCTCGACGTAGTACTGGAGGGCGACAACCGACTTCCCCGAGCCCGGCTTCCCAGTCAATATACAGCCATTTCCCAGGTTCTTCACAGCTTCGACCTGGTGAGGCCACAGATCAACCGGACCCAAGGCTCAACTGCTCCGAGTCTGAATATCCACGAACGGATTCAAGACCTTCATCCACTCGAATCCGAGGCCGTCGAATACGACTTCGTCGGTGACGCAGTTCCTGATGGATACTACTGCGCAACCCTCGATGTGGTGCACCCAGATATCGTAGTGACCTTCGGCCTCGAAGATGTGGTCCTCACCGCGAAGGATAGTCAGGATAATAGGATCCGCAGGAATCATGAGTTCTTCCTGGTGAAGATGAGAGCGTCCTTACCGTAGCCCGGATAGGAGAATCGAGTCTTCTCGACGTTCCACTCAGCGCCGTCGATGACCTGAGTCTCCATGGCGTTCGTGAATATGTAGTACTTCCCGTCGACCACCTCGTAACCGAAGGCTTCGAAGACCTCAGTCCGTTCCTTGGAGACCTCCTGGATCACCTCGATGATCTTCGGCTGTCGCTTGCAGAAATACAACGTCTGCCACTGGCCGTCCTCCGATACCTCCTTCTTCTTGATCTCCCAGTACTGAAGGTCCAGACGGAAATACTCCATGTCGTACGTGTTGACACGAGGACCTCCTGCAAGGAGTCGATTGCCCTCTCGGACGTCGACCCAATACTGCCGGGGTGTGTATTGATACACGATGTCTCCGTAGTCGACCACCATGGTAGTTGCGATACCCATATCAGTTCTCCTTCTGCTTCGGTGTGAAATAAATGGTTGTCAGATGGTTGACGTCATCCCGCTGCTCCCACTCGAGAGCCCGGAACGTCATGACCCTCCCATCAGCAAGACGGAAATGCCACACGGTCCATCCCGTATCCGGTTCGTACTCCGACCACCGCTCGACGAACTCCTCCTGTTGGACCTCGCTCCCGTACTCCCAGATCAGGATATACGGATCATGCCCGTCGTTGTGCGGACTCTTGTACTCGCTCACCACAGAACTCCTTGGTAGATATGCTCCCACTGGCGCCTCTTGGCGTCCCACGCCCTCTTCATCGAGTCGCTGTGGGACTCCAGGAAGAGATTTGAGAGCCTGTTGTCGGTCCGGTCTCCATTCATATGGGCAACCCTCTGCAAGGGCTCCAGAGGGCCGTTGAAGGCCTCCCAGACCATCTTCTGGACGTACTTCGTCCGTCTAATCCCACGGTCCCACAGCGTGATCTGAACGTACCCGTTCGGTCTACGATACGAGGCCAGGATCTGACCGGTGGATATGCGCCGAACCCTCCCGAGGTCACTCACCTCGATGTCGTCGACGACCGAGTCCCGGAATGTCTCACAGGACGACTCGGCAGTGCTGCGGAATACCACTCTCGACCGCTCCTTTCACTCCGTCCTTCATGTGGATATAGTACTCGATAGGCATGAACCCGTTCTCGTCCGGGTCCCATCTGCTCCTACGAGGCTTGACCGACTTCTCCTCGTTCTTCCTCAGCTCGAGGTTGTCCAGGGCGCAGTTCTGCTTGTCCCCGTCCTTGTAGCCGATATAGTGGCCGCCCGAGATCTCGCCGTTGAACGCCTCCCAAACGACCGTATTGAGCAGCATTGTTCGAGTCTGACCCTCCGCTCGGAACGAGACGACCATCTGATCGCGATCCTCTCGGAACCGAGTGGCGATCCTGTTGTTGGTGGCGAAGTTGATGACCTCAGCGTTCCTACTGACGCCGAAAATGGGCCATTTCTTGATCGGAGTGAACTCCTCCCTCAGGTCGACCAGCTCGAGGTTGTCCAGGGCGCAGTTCCAGTCGTCCCCGTCGATATGGCGGAGTTCGTGATACTCCGGGATCTCCATGCGATTGAAGTGTTCCCAGATGAGCTCGTCCAGAAGACGCATCTGGATCCTGCGGTCGACGAAGAAATGGATGCACGGCTCCCCGAACCGGGACTCGTCCACGGGCACGTCCTTCTTCTTGCGCTTGGACCAGATACGACCCTCACGGAAGTACCTGTAGGATTTGGTGGATGGTACGGCCTTACTCACTTCAGGTCCTTCAGAATATCGACGAGCTCTCCGAAGCTGCTCGCCACACCGATGATGTCGTGGTCTTTGCGAATGATCCAGCTGGATACCAACTTCTCCACGGTGAATGCTTTCATGCCCGATCAACCCTCACAACGACCTCGTCGTCCGTCCACTTCTCGCAGACGAACATGAACAGTGGCAGATATGTCAGGTTGTCGTCCAGCTCCGTGACGACCATCGCCGCGTTGGGGTCCTGGTCGGCGATATCGCCCTCGTAACCGAAATCCTTGATCTTCCTCCTGACCTCACGGCCGTCCTCGAGGATGAGTGTGAATGTCATCGTTCGCTCCTTCTCACAAGTACAATACCGAAAAACAGGACCTCAGTCCTTCTGACGAACCGTGATGGTCCGATTCTCCTCGTCGACGTCGAAGTCGCACATGCGGGCCGGCAGATATGACTGGGATCCGTACCCGTTGCCCACGAGGAGATCTCCGTTGTCCTGCCAGTCGACCGATCCCTTGAGCTCCCAGTGGCCGTTGCTGGGCCAGGCGTGGACAAGGACGTTCCACTCCTTGGGCTGGATCCTCTGGGCGACCAGGGTCTCGTTCTCGATGACGTCGAATATGCAGTCGGTGGACTTCATGACGACCTCGCAGACGCCGAGATCATTGGGCTCAACGCGGACCAGCCAGGTCTCCTCATCGCCCTTCTCGGTGTGGACCGTCTCGTTGATGTCGAATATGTAGGTGCGCTCCCCGGACAGCCGGAGGTAGAGCCTCTTGAGCATTGTTCGTTCCTTTCTCAAGATAGGTGGAGGGCCCCAGGTCTCCCCAGGGCCCTCCGCGGATATGGTTGTCAGAGGATGTTCTCGTAGTGGGCGTGGAAGTCGTCGGGCTCCAGGATCTCAACGCTGCCGGAGCTCCGCTTGACGACCCAGCAGCCCTCTCGGAACTCCAGATACGACTCCACGAAGCAGTCCTTCGTGGCCCATTGCTTGACGGCCTCGAATATGCGCGGCCTGGGCTTGATCAGGCGAACCTGTACGTCCGAAGGCCCCATCAGAACGGCGCCTCCTCGTCGTCCTCTTCCTCAGCATACATGGCCTCGAGCTCGTCCTCCACGATGGTGAAGAACCCCTTGTCGAGATATGCCGAGCAGAACTCCACACCGGCACGAGTGCGTCCGTGGTAGGGACGGATAGCGATATCGGCTCGCTCGAGGTCCGCGAAATCGAGAGCTCCGACCGTCTGCTCGTTCAGCAGGGTTCGGGTCTTGCCCAGGATGGACACGAGCTTGGGAGGACGGCCTCCGAAGCTGACCTTGACCTTGATGAAAGGCAGGGGCTCCTCCGTCTCATCACGGGGCTTCAGGGTCTTGATGTTGAATCCCTCCCGCTGGAAGTCCTCGACGGCGTCGTCCGGGATGATGACACAGAAGGTGCGGGCGGAGTTGCCGAAGCGGTCCTGGACTCCCGCGAAATTGCGGAAGAGGAGCTTGGCATTCTTGATGGTATATGTACTGACGGGCATGGTTCGTTCCTCTCTATAGGGCTGTAGACTTGGGTGAGTACCTGATCGACGATATGGGGCGGCGAGTAGAGTCTGTACCTCCTACCGCATGTGCTGCCAGTCATGCTTCGTGTAGTGGTTCTTGGCCTTGTCCTTCAATACCCCGGCCTTCTCTAGGAGGAATTCGAGGTAGTCTAAGTGCTGAGATATCTGGTTGGCCATGTCGTCAATCTCGTAGAACTGATCGAGAATGGCTCGACTCTGCTCCTCCCGGATGGGTTTGGGTCGCAGCATCAGTTACTTCTCTCGATCTTGACGATACGACGCTCCTCGAGCTCGGACGAGACGATATCGTACAGCCTGTCGAACCACTCGACCTGCTCGGGGGTGAGGAAATCGTCGAAGTCCTCACGGAACATGTCGAGCTCGTACTGGAGTGCGGTCAGCCCCTCGTCATCGAAATCCTTGAGCTGCTCCTCAAGACTGTCCAGCATCAGGACCGCGCCGGACTTGCTCTGATAGATGACCTTGAGAAATGGGTACTGCTCCGGATCAGACTTCTCCTCGATGACAATAGTGTCGCTTCCGAGCTTGTACCTGTACTCGTACTTCGACTTGTCATAGATCGCATAGGGCTCCTTCACGGGATATGCGACCATCCGAGCACCCATGGCGTAATTTACGTGATGGATGTCCTCGACGAAGTAGAGCCAGTACTCATCATCCGTGTCGAGGAGATACCATCCGGAGATCTTACAGGCCTTACCGTCCTCGACATCCTTCTCGCAGATCATTCGTGTTCCTCTCTCTCGATTGCGATCATCTGAGTCGGCCAGCGATTAATATGGATCATGTCCTCGGCCTCCTCGTACCACCAGTAGAAATGCAGGGACTCGTAGACTCGAACCGGCGTGAGCGCGAAGTCTCGGTCGTACCGGAATTTGCAGTACGTGTCGTAGTTCCACAGCTCGAAATGGGCGCAACCGCTGTCGAGTAGAATCCATCCGCTGTCATTGGTCCCTGTGCCGATATAAGGCTCGAGGCTGATGCAGATGTTCTTCGCTCGCACCATGTGGTCGATCATCTCAGTCCTCCTTCGGGACGTCGTTCTCGGAAATGACGTCGACGTTGGTGATCCCGACGATGAGGCCGGCCTGCACGAGACAGCGAACGAGATCACGCTCGTCGAGCTCAGTGCGGCAGATATCGATGAGACCCTGTACCTCCTCGTGCCTCCGCGGCCCGTGACTGTTGTCAGCGCACTTCTCGAGCTTCTTGATCAGGTCCTCGATCTCCTTGTCTGTGAGGTTGACCATCTCGGTCCTCAGGTAGCTGCGGTAGCCGATGAGGATATCGGAGGCGGTCTGGGCGCCGTCGTAGACTGACTCTGTCATTGTTCGTTCCTTTCGAGAAACCTAGAACCCGGGTTGGGTTCTAGGGGGTGAGGTATTCAGTTGGTGGTGAATATGTCACTGATGTTCTTGGCCATGGCGAGCATGTCCTCGTTCGTGGCGTCGGGACGGTGCTGGACGCAGAAGTCACGGGTCGCGTAGTAGGCGAACGTGGCAACGGCGAGGCCAACACCCATCTCGGCGAGGTGAGTGAGGACGTACTGCTGGGCGACGGAGGGGCAGGACATGGTCAGTTCCTTTCTGATTGGGGTCTCATTATATGCCCTGCCCGTCTCGCGATTCATACTGTCAGGAAGGCGTCGACGTCCGTCCACTTCCCGATCTGGTCCATGGCAGCATCAACGAGCTGCCTGCCGTATCGATCGTCGTACACGTCACGCCAGTCGCCTTGGACGTCCTCGTAGTCCAGCCAGAGATAACCCTTGCAACCAGAGACGTCGCCGTACGAAATGAGCTCATTGCCCTCCTTGTCTGTTCTGTGATTCTCTCGAACAAGTCGACCCGCTCCGGGAGTACCTGGGGCAACAGGTAGGAAACTCCCGACACGCCCGACGAACTTCCGGTCATCCTCCCCGAACTCGAGGAACATGCGAGTAGTAACCGATCGTGTCTGGGCGACATCCTCGAGATCAAGAGGATCTCCTGAGAATATGGTCTTGAACACGAGTGGCTCCTGGAACTGCTTGCCAGTGGCGTGCCATCCGTCCTTGTCATGGGCGATGTACACAGCATCATTTGCGAGCAGCATGCGATCGTAAGTGGCCTCATGCTCGAATACGTAGCCGTAGCGACGACCGAACTCGAAGACCTCCGATATGATGCGATCGTCGGCGTTCGGGATCTTGATCGAGTCCGTCTTGATGTGAGCAACTGTGTATCCTTTCTCCTGCACGAAATGCTTCAAGTCAACCATGAACAGGGCGCCCCTCTTGGCGACGATGTTGTCCACGTTCCTGGGGTCCCTGAGCGGGTTGTCGAACTTGGCGGCGGTGAGGCCGTACGTCGAATTCAGAGCGATCTTCAGCGCATAGGCCAGCGCATCGAGATTCGATTCGTCATCAATATATGGAGCCAGCGCGCCGTTCAGGATCTTTCTAGCCTCATCAAGCTCCTTGTGCTTGATGAGGATACGAGCCCTCTTGAGCTCGCTGTACCGCTTGGTGTACGGCCCGAACAGCTGGAGGTTCTCGATCGACGTGGGATGCATCGACGCGATATCCAGCAGCGCGACGTTCTCGTGATAACCCGGCTCGGCGTAGACGTAACCGCCCTCGCCGACCTCCTCACCGCGATATGTCGACTTGCCGTACTCGTACTTGTAGCCGGGGAACATCTCGGACAGGTCCGTGTACCTCAGGTACTGCTGAGTGTTCCTCTGACCCTGGAATATGATCCTGGTGGTCAGGTTGTTGGTGCTCGAGTTGACTGGGAGGCCCGCGATCGCTGCTAGGATCTGACGGGCCTCCCAGTCGGCCTCCAGGTGGTCCCAGACCTTCTCAGTGGCGATCACGTCGTTGTCGCAATATGCCGCGACCTCCTCCCAGCGGTCCTCGGGAACCGGCTCGTCCCACGGAAGTCCGAGCTCCTTGTGGTGGATTCCCAGCTCGATCTCCCACCTCTTCAGGGACTGCTTCTTGGCGGCGAAGTCGTAGATATCGGTGTACGATAGGTTGTAGGCCTCTTTGAAGCCTTCCCTGATGAGGTTGGCGATGATCTTGCGGGACAGGTGGAATAACTGCTCGTTCGAGTACTCCAGAATCCGACCGTAGAGGATATGGTTGTCGTACCGACGGTTGTTGAACCCGACGAGTTTCTTCTCCGCAAGGTCGGAGATCTCGTTCGGCGTCGGGTTGATCATCCTCTGGATCTCGTCCGAGCCCCGGACCTTCCAGTTCACGAGGAACAGGTTGGGAAAGACCTCGACGTCGAATATGATCGGCGTGTCGTCCGTAGGCTCTTCGAAGTCCTCCTCATGATCCTGCTCGGAGGAGAAATGCATCCCCTGGACGAGCTTGATGCAGTAGTCTGCCTGGTGAGTCGACTTCATGGCGAACGTGAGAACCTTCTGACGAATATCGCTCACATCGTACGGCATGCCGGACTCGTAGGCGTCGTCGAGGATCTTATTTATGAAGTCGATGCTGGGCTTGGTCCCGTGGTGGATCTCCTTTCTGAGGTTCCGGGATATGAGCTTGCGAATCGACTTCTCGTTCTGCATGACCTCCTGCTTGATCACTGGCTGTTCCTTGATGGGCAGATATCCGATCTCAACCTCGGTAAGGCCCTGGTGGTCGGTGCACTCGGTGAGACGTCGACGCAGGGCTGACTTGCCCGAGTAGACCTTGCACTCGACTCCCGGGGCAACCATCCTGGATAGCTCGGACGGATCACCCGGGTATCGATAGTGGATGTGGACTCCACCCCCCGATCGGCTGAGTTCAGCATAGGAGGGAATCCACTTCCGAGCCTCTTCAAGGCATCGAGCGCGGTCTTTGTCGAGGTCGATGTCGATAACAATGTCTCTCTCGGGTACAAGGACATAATGCTCCTTCCCGGTGTCCAGATCCTTGAGAGTGGTTTTGACGTCATCCCAGCGATATGATGGGAGACCTTTCTCGTTGGCGTACTGAGCCGGCTGGTCCTTGTAGAGCTCATCGAGATATGAGTCCCTCTCGCTCATGTCGGTCCAGTCTGGAATCGGGCTCTCCGTTTTCTCCCCTTGGGAAAATTTGGATTTCAATAGCCCTTTGTACACCTTGCGCCTGCTGACCCCATTGATCATGATGCGATCGTGGAACTCCTCGAAGTAGTCCCGGATCTCATCCTTGAACCTGAACATGGGGTACATGTTCCCGTCCGAATACGTCTGGGAGTACTCCTTGTACAGTTCATAGATACGCTTGAGCGAAACCCCTTCCTCGTTATCCAACTCGTCCTGATAGAAATCGAGGAAGTTGAAGACGGGGTTGGTCTTGCTCATCATACCGATGGGTTTGTAGTCGTCGTAATATGACGACCCCTTGGCCCTGTAGACCTCGATGCAGTGCTTGACGATGGAGCCCCGCTCGTCCTCGATTCGGTCCATGATTTCGTTGTACCGATGAATATCGAGCTTGCGACCCGAGGGCTCCACGTCGATAAGGCGCCTCGTCAGTCCGCTCTTCGAGTCTGTGATGCGGACCGGTAGGTTAGTACCCACGAAGAGCATGGCCTCAGACTTGAACTCATAGAGAGACTTACCCTTCTCGTTCATAACCATTGGCTCATGGGATACGAGGCTGTTGAGGCGACTGTTGTCTGCGATCCTGGCAAGGTTGCCGTCATGCTGAATGGCAACCCTAGGATTCGACTTGAACGGCTCGAGGGCGAACTGGTCGCCCGGTCTACCCAGGGCCGCTGCGTCGAACTTGCCGATATGATCGTCCAACAGCCTCGAGATGAGGTTGAGGACGGTCGACTTCCCCGATCCGGCGGACCCGTACAGCACGAAGAACTTCTGGATCCAGGCGGAGTCTCCCGTGAATACGGATCCGATGCCCCACTCGAGCTTCTCCCTCTCGTCCGGATCGTAGAGAGTGCTCATGAGCTCCTCGTATGCGGGGCATGGATCGTCGCTCAGAGAATATGAGAGAGTTCTGGTTGCGTAATCCTCCCTTCTAGGAGTCTGGTTCTTGAATAGGATCCCCCCGTCAAGAGGATGGTAGACGTCCGGAAGCTTGGACATCCACGCCTTGTAGTCTGAATATGTCTTGGAGTCGTAGTCCCCCAGATACCGTGGCCAGACAGAACCCTCCACTCGTTCGGACGTCTCCTTGAAGTGGCTGGCAACGTCGGCGTCCACGATTCGCATCAAGTCGTACTCTTCGGTACTCCAGAAATGCGTCTCGGGATTGTACACGGCGTAGAAGGACTTCCCACGAATCATGAGGTCCTTGAATCGGAGAACACGCCAGGCCGGCCGTACCTCGGTCGTCCCCGATTTGAGGGCTCGCTCCTTAATCTCGTAGAAATCCATTAGACTCCTTATATGTCGTAGTTCTCCGCCAGATAGAGTTGCATCTGGTACCAGAGCTCAAGACGGTTCTGGTTCTGGAACTCATCCGACTCGTAGAACTCCGGGACGGACTCGAGAGGGAATATGCCTCCGCGTCCGTGGGAATCGTACTGACGGCTCATCCACCTCTGAACAGTCTTGTCGACCTTCCTGTCCAGAGCGTTGCCGCTGTTGTCGAACTGGTAGTCCGTGTAGTTGATTCCGAGGTTGTCGATCATCTCCCAGAAATACGGATCGAGTCCCTCCTCGTCATCGAGTTCGAAGGCCATGCGATCGGCGAGTCCGAGGAGAACCTCGAGCACGCTGGCGGGGCTCTTACGAAATGCCGGTGAGAGCTTGCCGCCATAGCGGTTCCGCCACTCACGGCCATCCATGTCCCGATTGCGGTCCATCATGGCGGAGTAGCGAAACTCGATATGGTGGAGCTTCCACAGGAGGTGATGACTGTCGAATATGCTCGGCAGCTCATCCTCGCTCCCGTCCAGGAACGAGAGCAGGAAGTCGAAGTACTCCTGTTCCATCAGCGGGATCCGGAGTACGAGTCCTCAATGATCTCGAGGCGAATATCGTAGGAGAGATCGAAGTTGCGGATCCACTTGACGATGATCTCGTCCGACGGCTCGAGATCGACCGTCCCGAGCCACTCATCCGGATTATCGATCGTGACCATATCACCGTCGCAGAGGACTCGGTCCTCCGTGAAATACATCAGGCCGACACGGTCGAATCCGAACGCGCCTTCCTCGAACTCGTCCTCCGTGATCTCACGGATGGTCTCGCCCTCGGCTACCGGCTCCTCTTCCTCCTCAGGCTCATCCCCGATCTCCTCGGAAATGTCCTCCTCCATGGGGAACAGGACGTACTCGTCCTTGACGATCTGCTCGTACTTCTCCTTCGCTTCCTCATCTGAGATTGGAAGAGGAGTCTCGACGGAATACGCGACAGTCCGCTCGGGCTCCCTCTCCTTGGTCCACTTCTCGTCCTTGCAGTCCTGCACGGCGAGGAGTCCCGCCGTGAGACCGACGACGAGCGCCGGCAGCAAATGCATTATCGTTCCTTCCTTATGATCAGTCGTCCGATGAAATAACCAAGCAGGATGAAGAACAGCGCCTTCATCGAATAGCCAGCCTGTCGATCTGGTCCCAGATGACGCCGTCGACGTTGAAGTCGAGGATGAACTTGGTGACCTCTCGACCGATGACGGGGTCGTAATCCCGGTAGTTCAGGACCTCGAAGTTGCCGAACTCGACGATGCCGTCGCCGTCCTCGTTGTCGTAGACCCATCCGACCACTGCGCCGGCGCTCGTCTGAGGAAGCCCCAGACCCTTGTAGACCTCGTTCAGGAGCAGATATCCGCGAGTCCGCAGGATGTCGTTGGCGTAGTTCTCCTGTGCGTGGAGGATCATGAGGCTGTAGTCCTCATTGCCCTCCCAAGCTCCCGCGTTCTGATCGAACACGACAGCATATGGCGAGACCCCGAGCTCCCTCATGAACTCCTCGGGCTTGAGCTGGAACTCTCTGCCCGTCTCGTCGTAGTACTGCTTCTTGGCCTCGTCGAGGGCCTTCTCGTTGGAGTGGTCGATGATCTTCTCGACCGTCTCCTCGCCGAGGCTCTCCTTCACCTTGTCCTGGTACTTGCGGAAGGACTCCTCGAGACCGGCGTAGGCCATGGACAGACCTGCGATCCTCTTGGCGGAAATGCGGTGAGCGAGGATCAGGGAAATGGCGGAGGCCGTCCCGATGCTCAGCGGAAGTGCGTAGTGCTTGACGAGATCGCCGGCGAGCTTGGCCCAGGCACGGGCCTTGGCGATCTGAATATCCCTCTTCTCGAACTTCTCCTCGTCCTCAGCCGCCTTGACCGTCGACAGCTCATTCAGGTCCTCCCAGGTGGCCTCGCCGACGCTCAGAGTCTGCTTGGCCGCCAGGACCGACGTGGCGGTGAATCCGACGATGCCCAGGCCCGTCAATATGGCAGGGGCGTGCTTCGAGGCGACCAGAGCGCCTTTGCCGATGAGGCGTGTAACAATGGTGAGACTCATGATGCGAAATACTTCCTCTCGTTCAGCTTGTTGTACACGGCGATGACCTGTCCATCGCTCATCTGATTGACCTTTGTGACCCACGCCGGGGCGGCTCCGTATGCTGTGCGCAGCTTAGCGCGCATCTGCGCGACCGTCACTCGTCGTCATCCTTCCACAAGTCGTAAATGAATCCGATCGAGACCCAGAGGGTCACCATCATGAGACTGAGCACTACGAGCCAGAGCTCCTGAGCGATCAGTCCGGCTGTGACCGCGAGCACCACCAATATGGCTCCGACTCCGTATGCTGTAGTTCGGTCCTCACTCTTCATCGAACGTCCTCCGGTTTCGGCAGATCAAGAATATATCCGTTGCGGGCTCGGACGGCCCTGGCTCCTCGCAGGTCCCTCCAACCCCAGTTCTCGTCTGTATACGTCTGGGAGATCCCGGCCATGCCGTACAGATCCCCGACAGTCGCCACGTCGTACTGATCGCAGATGCTGATCAGGTGGTTCAGGACGTCCTCCGCCTCGTTACGAGTGGCGAAAATGATGGAGTCGAGATTGTGCTGCTGACGGTCCCTCTGAGTGTAGACCCGATCTGTCGGCGTCTCGCGCCTGCCGTAGGTCCTGTTGGAATATGAGGTGTAGGTCCTGTTGGACTTGGAGCGCTGGGGACCGCCGTCGCCGCCGAAGAGCAGACGGTCGATTCCGGAGGTGAAGATATCACTCACGGCGTTCTTGATGCTAGGCAGAGCAATATCCCACAGCAGGTAGTTGCCCACCTCCTTGATGTCCTCGGCGAAGAACGCGCTCAGGGCCTGGCGTCCGAGCGATCCCTTGTCGATCCTAGCGGGCGTGGATACGATGCGCTCAGGGCGCGGCTTGGACTTGCGGGCGTTGGCCGGCAGGTCGCCTCGGATCGGGATGTTGTCCGTCATGTTCGTCCTTTCTAAGAAGAAATAGGAGGCCCCGAGTCTCCCCGGGGCCTCCTCAGGATATTGGTGTCAGGCCTCGATCGTCTTGAAGACGTCGGGGCGCTCCTTCTTCGCCTGCTCGATCAGGGCCTTGGGCATGACACCGTTGAAGAACTTGATGCTCTTCTCCTCGTCCTCCAGCAGGCTCAGGACGAACTCGTCGTAGAAGATGCTGTCCTTGAAATTGGCGAGGATCTCCGGCGACTTCCGGAATCGCTTGCCGTCCGAAGACCTCTCGCCGTAGGCCTTGTCGACCATGGTGCGGAAGAAATCGAACAGTTTGAACTTGTCCTTCATGGTCCAGTCCTCGGGCTTGCGGGACATGAACGCCTGAAGTGTGTCCGTGAAACCGCCCGGCTCCGACTGCTGGAGCTCGATGAGATCCACCTTGTTCATGTGGAACCAGAGGGTCTCGGTGACCATGTCCCCGTCGAAGGTCTCGGCGCTGACGTTCATCTTGATCATGAATATGCCTCCTCAGGCGATCGAGTTGAGAGTGATGCCGGCGAGCGACTTCGTCGTCTTGACGATATGGTCCCACGAGGTCTTCTCGTCGAACTGCTCGCTCTTCTTGATCGTGCGCTTGACAGTCTTGCCGTTCTCGGTGAGGGTGACCACGACGGCTGTCTGAAGCTCCATGTTCGTTCCTTTCAAAAATGAGAAACCCAGGACCCGTGTTAGGGGTCCTGGGATCAAGGTGTATCAGTCGTCGGTGTCTTCGACGAGCTCAGCGTCAACCACGTCGTCCGAAGACGTCGAGGCGGTCTCCTCGGTGTCATCGTCGCTGGAGGCAAGGGCCTTCACCAGGCAGAGAGCTGCGAAGCCGGCTGCGGCGGGCAGGGCGTAGCGAGCACTCTTCTTGGCGATACGGCCGAGCTTGCTCCAGTTGACGGTGACGACGGGGGAGTCGTCCTCAACGGGCTCGGTGGACGGAGTCGTGGTGGAAACGGTGGTCTCAGTCATTAGAGTATCCTTTCGAGTTGATGGGGGTCTCATTATAGGGTGTGCGAATCTTGCGAAAGCTCATGCCCCTTGTTAGGGGCACGGCTGGTCTAGTTGTTCGAGGGTGTCTTGATGGAGTCGATGGTCTCAGCGAAGTTCTCGGCGTACTGTCGTCCGGCCTTGTCTCCGACATATGAGCCGAGGACACCACTGCCGAGGCTGTAGACGACGGTCAATGCTATTCCGGCTGGAGGGCAGAGAGCGCTGACTACAGCACCGGCGGTGATGCTGGCGGTTGTCGAGGCGACAAAGTTGACGACCTTGTATCCAGTGGTATCTTTGAAACTCATGGTCAGTTCCTTTCTTGGGGGGTCTCATTATGAGCCATGCTCATCTCACGAGAGCTTGTACCACCTCTCGGTGGGTTCGATCACGAAATCGAGGACGATGCATGCTCGTCCCTCATCAGTGACTCGGGAGCCGTAGTGAACCTCGATCTGCCTCTGCTCGTTCCATCCGAGTTGGTCGCCAAGAGAAATGCCCTCGAGGCCGATGCCTGCATAGAACTCGTTGAGGCTGACGCACATCTCCCGAAGCAGGGTGTAGTTCAGCTCGTTGACGACCCGGTCGATCTTGTTGACGGTCGACTTGAAATAACGCCCGCTGTAGGCGTCGTAGAACAGGCAGTCTCCCTCACCGTAGACGATCGTCTCACGAGGAACCGGCTGAGCCTTGGAGGCCGCCTTCTCAGCGATCTGCTTCTCCTCAGGACCCAGGCGCTCCTGGACGGCCACACGATAACGGTCGTACATCTGCCGTGTGCCCTCGTAGGCGAGGAGCAGAGAGGACTCGCGCCTGACCGAGATGCTGTGGGCTCCGACGATGCAGACTCCAGTCGTCAATATGGCGATGGCCGGGGGTGCGTAGATCCGGGCGTACAGCTTGATTCGCTGCTCCTTGGTGAGCTGCTTGAACTCGTCAATATCCCACTCGTGCATGATCCTGTCAGCCCGTACACTCAGAGCCACGGATGCCCCGACTCCGAGGAGGGCGAGACCCGTTAGGATATGGTGCGAGTTACGCAGAATGAATGTCTGGGCGGTCTTGAGGATGGCGAGGTTCATCGGTTGTCCTCCTGCGTGTTCTTGATAGCCTCGAGAAACCTAGAACCCGGGTAGGGTTCTAGGAGCTGTCAGAGACTGGTGTCGATGTGGATGGGGTTGGAGAAGTCCTGCTTCGAGTTCTTGCTTCGGTTGATGCACCACTTGACGATGGCGTAAATGCCAACGCAGTAGATGATCGACTTGATCAAGCTCTCAACGAGGCGGGAGATCAGCATGATCTGTCCTTTCGGTCTATGGGTCTCATTATATACCATGCTGATCCCGCGAGAAACCCAGAACCCGTGAGGGCTCTGGGAGTGAGATTCAGTTCTTGGTGATGTCGGGGTCGAGGATCTTCTTGATCTCGTTCCAGCTCTCGTCGAGGTTCTGCTGAACGTCGGATGCGTCCTGAGGAAGCAGAGTCGACAGCCTGGCGATAGTCTTCCGCTGGTAGCGGGTGAGCTTCTTGAGCTGTTCGATCTGCTTGTTCTGGGCGTAGATGGCGTAGGCGAACATGACGAAAGAGAGGATACCGAAGATGGTGAAGATGATGGACATGACGGTTCCTTTCGTGAGGGGTCTCATTATAGCACTTGCGGAATCCGCGTTCCGAATTCCCCACCCGGGAATTTTTCAGAATCAAAAACCAGAACCCTTGCGGATTCTGGAGTTCGAGATCAGTGCTCGTAGATGGGGCACGCATCGTGACGAGGGTTCTTGCAGTTGGCGCGCGCCATGCGGCAGAGCTTCGCGTTCTGCTCCTGGTCCTTCTTGACGCTGTTGAGGATAGCGCTAGAAGTGGCTTTGACAGTAACGGCGAAGGCGGCGCAACCGAGAACGGTGGTGAACATGATGGTTCCTTTCGTGGAAGTTCTGGGGTCTCATTATAGCCCTTGTTGCTCTTGCGAAAAACCTAGAACCCTTGTGGGGTCCTAGGTCTTGATTCTCAGATGCGGATCTTGGCGACGAATCCGAGTGCCTTGGAGGCGACCGGGAATATCTGCTCGGCCTTCAGGATGGCGAGGATGCCGGCGAATGAGCCCACAGCGCCCACCACAGCATCCGGACTGGGGCAGAAACGGTGCCGTTTGGCGTCCTGAATCTGCTCCAGGTCCTTGATGTTGCGGAGAGCGTGCGTGTAGGCCTCACTGTCGGGATCCATGCCGTCGATGAAGGCGTAGGCGTCATCCAGGGCGGACTTGGCGTTCGGCTTGTTGTCAGACATGGTGTTCCTTTCAAATGGGGGTATCATTATGGCCCATGTCTGATCCGCGTCTCAGGCGACCTCTGACACCTTGAGGGTAGCGGTGTCCTTCTTGGTCATGTCCTCAGCGGGAGTCTCGAGGGCGGCGTAGACCTCCTGGTTCTTGTGGTCCACATGGAGGACGCCGTCGACCTTGGGCTCGTAGTTCTTCGACGCCAGACCCAGCAGGGCGCCCAGGAAGGTGTCGACGGCGGTGATGGTACCGACGACGGCCTCAGTGTGAGGGAACCCCCACAGACCCGCCAGCGCCAGATAAAGGGTGGCGAGGGCAGGCAGCAGGATCTGGGCAATCCACTTCAGGGTGTTGTAGGTCTGATTCGACAGAGACAAAACGCTTGTCCTTCCTTCTGGTGTCCGGGAAATGGATAGGAAGCCTGTTCACGGCGTCCATGACCTTCTCGGCGGTCCCGTTGCCGCCGAAGGTGTGATAGGGCTGGTACAGATACTTCTGCAAGTCCTCGAACTCGTCGATCGTGATATAACCTCGGGACAGATATGCCGTCCCCATGGCCACGATCTGATTATGGGCCAGACCGAGCATCAGCTGGGTCTTGGCGTCATGTCGCTCGGATCTCTTCTGGAGATACGCCCAGATCCCACTACTCGTGAGGACTGAGCCGAAAATGGTGATCACGAGCTCCACCATGGGTTGCATTCAGCCTCCGATTGACATGAGCGGGCGAACGCCGTATTTGCTGGTCCAGTCCGCCCATGAGACATGCCGCTGGTCGCCGTAATACAGGGCGAAGTGGTTCTTGGTGACTTGATCCCTGAGCCAGAACGACTCGCCCGAGAATGGGATCGGGTTGCCCAGACGGAAATAACTGAGCTGACGAGCGATGGGCGCCACGTTATTCTCGCTGCCGTTGATCCGGGCATGAACGAAGTTGGAGCCGAACATCTCGAACTCCGACGGGATGGTTACCTTGGGGTACTCCCAGCGCCAGCTCTTCTCGGTCAGTTCCCAGGAATTATCCGTATTCTCGAACTCATGAGGCTCGAACACTGGGAAGGTCTTGAAGTCTGAGATATCGAACGCCTGGAGGGCCGAGGCGAAGCGAACCATGCCCTCGGCGTAGTCCCGACGCATCTTGGAGCCGTTCCATCCCTGGTTGCACCATCCGGCCTCGCCGATGTTGTCGATCCCCAAATTCCGGTCGCTCATGATCGTGATCCGGTGCTGGTTCGTCCCGTTGGGGTGATCCAGATATCGATCGAAGTCGACGATGATCCACCGGCAGGTGTTGTCGTTGAACTGCCAGTAGTCCCCAAGCCACATCCCGTCGAACGTCCCGTTCCGAATAGCCATCTTCTGGGCGGCCGTGATGGTCTTACCGAGGTTGTTACCCCGGGTGATGACCTTCTTCAGGTTCGGGTCGTTGTTGAAGGCGTTCAGGAAATCGAACTTGTTGTTCAGGGTGATCTGCTTGGGCTGCATGACACTCTGAGCCCACTGGGCGTTCTCGGAACCCGCCTTGCCTCGCAGATCGATGATCTCGAAGGCGGATGCGTCCTGTGCACCCCTCGGAACGCGTACAGCGGCGATGAGGACCTCGTAGTTATCCGCTGTCTGGGTAGGATGCGGAATTCCCTCGTTCGGATTCCCTTGGAGAGCCCAAATGCCGGCGACGCGAACATCCCTGGTGTTGTTGACTCGGATGAATATGGCGTCGTAGCGATCGCCGTCAGTACTACCGGGGTTGAGGTTGTAGTACCTCTCCGCGTCGTTCTCGAGCCAGTGCCCTTTGAGCCAGGCGCGACCGGACTGGATGATGATGGTCCGTCCGTTGCCCTTGACGACCTGGTAGGCGCGCCCCCAGTTCTGGAAGATGCCGTCAGAAATAACCCCGTCGAACATTCGGCCGAAGTCGTCCGCGGAGTACTTCCTGTCTCCGTTGATGGAGACGAAGAATCCTGATCTCTCTGTCATGTGATGTTCAACCCCGGTTTCGACTTCTGAATATCGGACAAGGACTCGAATGTCGGGTAGAAGACGTCACCCTCCGAGTCCGAAGATGTACGAATGTACTCGGTCACCCGAGCGATGTCTTGCTGCCCGAACTCGTTCTGGATCTGCACGAAATCACCCAGGAAGAAGTCCTCATTGTAGATATACATAGACTGCTGAGCGGCCTCACCCGAGAACATCTCGATAGGCATATGACGCCACAGCTCGGTGTTGCACTGCTCGTGGATCTGGCGGTAAATGGAATTGGGATCCACCGTAGCAACGCCCTTGAACCCGTTTCCAGCCTGCATGTACCCGTTAGTGTGCTCGATCGATGGGGATTGTAAATACCCCTCACGAAGACCCAGTCCTTTAGTACCGACTCGAATCGAGTTGTTCTGCATCGCGGAGTCGCCATTCTGGTCCAGGTACTCCTGCTGATATCCGTTATTGGTGAACAGTAGATTATTGGGCACTGTGAATTTAACAGCGCCCGAGAATATCTTTGTTCTGGTGCCAACCTTGGACTTGAAGTACGTGGCCTTGGATAGGTTGTCATACTTAGGGGAGAATACAACAGGAGGACGTTCCCCTTGATTGAATGTACGGTTAACGCCATTATACGTGTAGCCGTACCAGTAATACGGATCCTCGCCGTCGTATTCGATTGCCCATCCCGACATCGTCAGATCGGTAAGATTCTGGACGATCTTGTACCAGGACCCTTCCATTGTATAAGGATCCTTGCTGTAATCAGGATTGTTCGTCCATTCGTGGGCATAATTCATCGGGCGAACATTACCGTCGCCGCTGACCTCGATGTTTCCGATATCCAGGGAGGATGTCGGACGACCACGACGAATTCCGTCCGGAAGCTCATCTACTGAATACCATCCGAATCCTAGGACGTAACGCTCATGCGACGTATCAAGCGAGTCCCGCTGCTTGAACAGCAGGTTGGTGTAGTGTTTGATGACGTCCTTGACCTTACCGCGGGTGCGCTCGTGTTTGCACAGAAGCGTTCCGTCCCACATCGGATATGGATGCATGACCCGACGATCCAGTATGGCCTCAAGACTACGTCCGCTGATCGTCAGCAGGGACTCCTTGCCGTACTCCGTGTTGAGCTCGACCTGCTCGATGATCATGAGCTTGTTCGTGCCCTTGGTGTACAGGTAGTAGTCCAGTTGGTAGGTCCTCAGGTTCTCCAGGGTTCCGGGGACCACGAGCTTGAAGTCCCCGAATCCATGGAATCGCTCGGTCCAGACGACGGACTTGTAGTCCTCACAGATATGCTGAATGATCATCGACTCATCGAGAACCGCGAGATACATGTCACACCCCCTGGTAGAGAACGTCGGTTGAGAAGTAGACGTCGGTCAGCGTCGGATCGTTCATGGAGATCTGAAACTCGTTCGCGCCGGGCCTCAGCTTGAGCCAATCCGAGTTGCGGTCCAGTGCAGCCAGGAATTTGTCCTTGCGGTCGCCCCTGGTCCGAATGATGTACTTCGATCCCACCCTGGAATTGACGGTGACGACATCGCCGCCGACGATCGGGTCGACCTTATAGTACGTCTTGTCGAGAAATGCTCCGGTGAGCTTGAAGGTGTCCCTGGAGAAAGTCTCGGTGACCGTGATTGGGAGCTTGGCCCCGGGGCGGAACCGGAATATCATGGTGAATCCGGTCTCCACCTCGCCCTTGTAGTCGATGACCGCGGACAGGACTCCGCGATCCTTGGCGAACTCGAGTGAGGGGGAGGGCTCATCCATGAAGTCGAACTCGAAAGTCCCGATGTCCCGCTTCCACTCGAGGTTCTGGTTGACCATCGTGTCAGCATCATGCCAGTAGGCGTCCGGACACAATATGCTGACGTTGATCTCCTCATCCTTGGAGAAGATATCCGCCTCGACCGACTCGACGTATCCCTCTGTCCTGACCCTGCGCTTGTCCGTGTTGACGTATACGGACATGGGCTGCTTGATCTGGAACCAGGAGTAGATGCGTTGACGGGTCGTCTCGATGTCGGGATATGGCAACGGCGCGAGTTTGATCTTGAGGTTCCTCATTCCCGCCCTCGCGCCGTTGAAGATCGCCACGTCCGTCAGAGCCAGTTCCGTGGTGTTGATCGAGGCCTTCGTTGCCGACAGACCGTCGACGGATTTGACCGCGACACCCTCGATCCACGGGTTCGTGAGTGAGAGCACGATCCTGTGCTGACGATATGTCAGGAACTCTATGGACTCGATCATAAGTCGTACATGGCTCCTCTGAACTGTTCGATCTGGTTGTGCGTCTGCCTGTAGATCTCCGTCTCGGACAGAGCCTTGGGAGACGTGTTGTACTGGTTGAACACGACGTTGCTGCCGTTGTTCACAGTCTCGTTCACAGTCTCGCCGACGCGGGACTGAGCGCCCTGGACGGCCCTGCCCGCGAGCTGGGTCGTCATGTTGGCCGACAGGTTCTCCTGGATATCGTCCTGCGGCAGAAGCTCCTGGATCTTGCTGGCCTGCTCCTCCACTTGTGAGAGGTCCAGAACCGGCTTGATCGTCGGGTTCATGTCGCCGCCGAACGCGTCATTCCAAATATCCTTCGTGTTGGCGAAGCCCTTGGAGAGCGCGTCGACGGTGTCGTGGGCCATCGTGGAGGCTGCGTCGATCCCCTGCTCGGTGTTCTCCGAGATACCATTGGTCAGACCCTGCATCAGGAACTCACCGATCTCGAACATGACACGAGAAGGAGAATGAATGCCGAATACCTGCTTGGTCGTGTTGACAATACTGGTACCGAAGTTGCGAATCGTCTGCTTGACCTCTTCGATCTTGCCCTTGATCGCGTTCTTCAGACCCTCGACGAGCCTGTGACCAGCATTCCTCATCCCAGAGACGCCCGTGGATACGAGCTGCTTGATGCCATTGACGATACCGTTCCTGATCGCCGTGATGAGCCGGATACCGGCATCCATCAAGGCGCCCGAGTTGTTCTCAATGGCATCGGCGAGTCCGTTGATGAATTTGATGATCGTCTCGAACGCCGCCTGGGTGATCCTCGGCATGTTGTCGCCGAGGCTCTGAAGGAATGCCACGATGCAGTCGGTCGCCTTGGTCCCGATCTCAGGGATCTTGTAGGACAGACCCTCGAGGAAGGACGTGAGGAGGTCGGAACCCCTCTCGACCAGTGTCGGCATGTTCTGAATAAGAGCATCCGACAAAGTGATGATCAGGAATATGGCGCAGTCGATGATCTCCTGAGCGCAGTCGTAGACCACCTGGATGATCGCGTGGATAATGGTGATCATGAGCTCGACGAACGTCGGAATGGACTCGATCATCGCCTGAGCCGCGGACGTCAGGACGACCTTGATGTACTCGACGATGGTGCCCTGGTTGTCGATGAAGACCTGCATGAAGTTGATGAAAGCCTCACCGATAGCCGTACCCATGGCTGGCATCCGCTCGATGAATCCGTCGACGGCGTCCAGGAATGTCTGGACACCCTCGGCTCCAGTGGTAGATAGGTTGGCGATAGCGTTCACCAGGTTGGCGATACCATCGGTGGCCAGCCCGACACCGTAGCCGATCATCAATATGGCGCCGCCCAGAGCGACCAGTCCGATGGCGGCTCCCTCGGCGATGTAGCCGATAACCACAAGCGCACCCAGAGCCGCAGCCATGATGGCAATACCCTTGCCTGCGGTCCCCCAGTCCATCTCGCCCAGAGTACGCATTACCGGGACCAGCATGGCCAGAGCCAGCACCGTGATCATGAGGCCCGCAGCCCCGCCGAGGCTTCCTCCGCCCAGGCTCGAAATACCGACCAGGATGCCCAGAGCCACGGCCATCATGGTGAGACCCTTGGCATAGGTCCCCCAGTCCATGGTGGCGAAACTCTCGATCTCCTTAGCCACGATCTTGAGCGTGACTGCGAGAATGAGAGCAGACAGGGCCCCTACGAGGTGCTTACCTCCAAGGCCCTCCTCTCCCTCGCCGAGCCTGGATACGGCCACGGCCAGGGACGTGAGGCACAAGTCCATTGCGATAATGCCCTTGATGGTGTCGCCCCAGGACAACTCGCCGATCTCGGTGAGAACCTTGGCGATCTGTCTCATGGTGAGGGCCAGGGCAAGAAATGCGAAAGCCGAGGCCTTCTTGATCTTGACCGTGCCCATCTGAGACATCATGGACATCATCTTCATGATCAACCCGAGTGCGATAACGCCCTGAGCCAGGTCGGACACGCTCATCTCACCGAGCGGCTTGACCGCCTGAGCGAGCAGCCAGACGCCGATGCCCAGAGGAACCGCCACGAGGGAGAAAGCGAGCAGGTCGACATTGCTCTTGGTCGTGGTGTCGGCCATGGATATCATCATCTTCACGACCGCATACAGTCCGATGACGCCTTTGAGGATGTCATCCCAGTCCATGGAGCCGATGTTGCTCAGAGCCTTGCCGAGGAGTAGAGCTACCCCAGCCAATACGACCAGGGCCAGCATTCGCTTGGCCATGCCCTTCATGTCCTTGTTGTCGTTGGACTCGGACAGTTCGTCCTCGGCCTTCTTCAACATGTTGAACATGAAATAAAGGGCGGAGCCGGCCATGATGATCTTGGTGGCCGGGATCTGAGCGACGACCCACAGGGCGCCTGCCAGAACGAGTACCGCAGCTGCGAGCAGGAGGATCGTGGTGGCCTTGACCTTGCTGGTCGTGGCCTCCATCGAGTCCTTGAACGCATCAATGGTGTCCTTGACACTGCCGAGGATACCCGCGAAGTTGGATCCGGCTTGCCCCCACTCCTTGAGGGTGGATATGACCTTGCGCGCCATGGCGATGAAGGTGGCCAGGGCTCCGGCCTTGAGGATACTGTCGAATATGCCGGTGTAGTCCCCGTTATCCGCCATCTCCTTGAGCTCGCCGAACGCGCCCTTGAACGGCTCGATGAGAGCCTTGGCGGCGACGACGGCGACCTTACCGATGGCTCCGAGAACCTTGCCGATGCCCTGAATGAGCTTGACGAAGTTCTTCCAGCCCGCGGTAGCCTTGTCCTTGAGCTCAAGATTGGCGATGAAGTCCTTGGTGGTGCTCCAGCCGTACTTGACGGACTCGGCGTACTCCCCCATGAGAGTCTTCAGGTCACTGAAGGCCTTCTTGAAGGGCTCGACATCGAAGTCGAAGTTCAGGGTTGCCAGGTTCTTCAGGACACCCCAGACGCCGGATCCGACTGACTTGAGGATGCCGCCGATGGAGGACAGCCAGGCGATATCAGGGCCGTTCTTCATCTGCTCGGCCCACTCGCTGAACTTGGTGGAGATCTCGTTGTAGAGCTCGGCCAGAGCTCGCATCTTAGGAGTCAACCAGTCCTCAACGACGACCGCCTGCTTGTTGATGCACTCGGTCAGCCAGTTGATGAAGCTGGTGAGCTTCTCGATAGCGGGAATAAGGTGGTCGGCCAGGTGCTGCCCCCAGAAGTAGGACTTCTTGAAGGCGGACTCGAACAGGTCGACGATCTTGTTCTTGAGCTTGGTGAACTTGGACTCGTTCTCCTCGGCGGAGTCGCCCGCGTCATCCGTGGACTCGCCGACGATACCGAGCGCCTGACCAACCTCCTGGGCGCCCTGCTTGAGCTCCCGGAATGGACCGACGACGGCCTCCTTGATCCCGGAGCCCGCAGACTTCAGCGCCTCCCACAGAGCGTCCCAGGCCTCCCTGAGTCGCCTGAGGCTAGGCGTGATCTCATCATGGAATCCCTCCGAGAAGTTCTCCCAGATGCGCTTGAGACCCTTACCCGTCCAGATGATGGCCTTGATAACGTTCTCGGCGACATTCAGGTTGTCGTACCACTCCTGAATAGCCACGACGTGGTCCCTGAGCTGCCAAGACCAATCCGCGGTGTGACCACGGAGGCTGGAAATGAGAGCCCCGAGGCCCTTGAGCGCTCCTCCGGCGATCCATGCCACGATCTTGCCGAAGTCCGACAGAACCATGACACCTATTTTGATGACCCGGAAGAACGCCTCGAAGTACATGCCGAGGGACTCGATAGTCGACTCGCTGGGAACCAACTTAGCCATGAAGTTGGCGAAAGCCTCGGAGATGCTGTACAGACCTTCGGCGGATGGACCACTGAAGACCTGCGAGAAAGCCTGTCCGATCCTCTGGAGCGGCTCCCACATGGCGTGGAACAGGGAGGCGAGCCCCTCGAGGACCTTCTCCCTACCACCGAGGTCCGCCCATCCCTGGAGGAGGGCGTTCCTAGCGTTGCCCATCTGAGTGATGATACCACTCGGGCCTGTGAGGAATGCACCGACCTGGGTCCACAGGGCCTTGGCCTGCTCGAAGTCGCCAAAGATGATTCGGAACGACTGACCCCAGGACGAACCGAGCTCCTCGCCGATGACGCCCATCAGTTGGGAGAAGGTCTTGATGTCCTGAGCCGCGGACATACCCGTCCTGGCCAGTTCCTGGATCTGAGCGATCTGTTCCTCAGTATAGCCCATTGACGCGAGCTGCTCGTCGGAGTACTCCCCAGCCATCTGCTTGAGAGTCTCCATCATGATCTCCTGGGTCAGCCATCCCTCCTGGAGAGAGAGCCTGAATGACCCGTCCTTGGCGATCATCTCATCGACGCTCTTACCGTGAATCTTGGCAGTCTGGATCAGCTGGTCCTGGAACTGCTTGGTAGCGATACCGGCGTTCTCCAGGGACATCCAGTCCTGAAGCTTGACCGTGCCCGCGGCCATAGCCTGCGAAAGCTGATACATAGCCCTCGAGGTGGCCTCGGAGTTGGCTCCGGCCACGGCGGCCCAGTTCGCCAGACCCTTAATCGACGCAACTGAGTCGTCCAGACCGATACCGGCAGCGGTGAACTTACCGATATTGGACGTCATCTCACCGAAGTTGTAGATGGTCTGGTCCGCGTAGGTGTTCAGCTGGTCCAGAGCCGCGTTTACGGTCTGAATCGTCTCGCCCTTCTGGGCGGTGTTGGCGAGAATGGTCTGAACGGAGTTGAGCTGGAGCTCGTACTCCTTCATACCGTCGATAAGGGGCTGAACAGTGAAGCTCGAGAGCATCGAGGAGCCGATCTCGGTGATCTTGCCGCCGATGCTGGCGAGTGCGCCGAACGCGATCGACTGAAGAGCCGAGAACCTGCTCGTGGTCTCGGCGACACCGGCCTGGGCCTCCGAGAAATTGAGGTTCTTGGCGGCCGCGGAGACCTGATTGATCCCCTCGACACCGCCACGAAATGCCAGCCCCTCCTCGAGCTTCTTGACTCCGTTGAGGGAGTCCTGAACCCCGTTCATGAACTGGCCGTTGTTGAACTTGAGCGAGACCACCCGCTCCTCGATGGACGCCACTAGCCTCTCACCGCACTTTCAAGCTGCTTGACGATGCTGTCGAATATAGGCCTGAGCGCCGGATTTATATAATCCACGCCCTGGACATAGCCACCGGTTCTGGTGCCATGCCCGTACTGCAATATGACTGCGATCGGGACACCCTGCTCCACGTGGGAGTTGTTCCAGACCAATGAGACTCTGTTGGCGCTCCGCTTGATCTCGTAGGACCAGCAGGATGCGGTGTAACCGGACCTGACCGGAGTCGCAGCAGCCAATGCCGCAACCCCGGCCTGCCCACAATCATCGAGAAAATCGAAGAAGCGGCCCTCCTTGAGTCTCTCGAGCCACTTCCCCGTGTCCATCCTCGAATCGATCTCCAGCGTGAACGCTGGACTCATGCGGCCCTCTCACAGGACGCCGCGATACCAGCCACGATGGCGCCCATGGCTCCTCTAGACCATCCGACCTTGAGGTTGTCGAGCGTGGCGGGAATATGTGCGACGGTTGGGAGACCGGAGGCCTTGACAGGGTCCCAGGTCGTCTGGGGCGCGTCGAACTCCATGGACAGAATATCGCAAACCTTTCCTGCGAGGAAGTCAGGATACGCCGTCTTGCCGATGTCCGAGTTATAGGCGTAGCCCCAGGTCTTGAAACCACGGGCTCGAACCATATCGAACATCCACTTGGAGTCGAAATACGCCTTGATGATGACCTTCCGCTCCATGCCCTTGAACATGTCGCAGACCTCTCGCCACATCCTCATCTTGTACTTCGGGTCGAAGACGATAACATGGGTGGAGCTGTACTTCTCGATCAACCAGTCCAGCTTGGCTGGCATGTACTGGGTCTTCGACGCCTCGGCCTTGATCTCGGCCCAGGTGTACTCGTCGGCATTCTTTGTCAGGGCCGGAACAAGGCGCTTCATGCTCTGATCGTGGCAGCCGAACCAGACTCCATCCTTGCTCCGGGCTGCTGAGAACTCGAGCGCGTGAGCATGGTAGTCGACGGCCTGAGTATATGCGACTTCGGTGTGCTCCGGCCAAGACAAGGATCCACCCCTGTGAGCCACGATGAAGTGCGGGATCTTGAAGAGCTCAGAAATAGTCTTGGCGCCCTCCGGGATAGCCCGCATGGTGAGCACCCCGACCTCCTTGACCCCGTCCCATACGACGACCCCAATCTTGGATCCGTCGGCCAGAGTCGGATCGAGCGAGTCGTTCTGCTCCTTGAGTCTGACGTCGACGCCGAAGCGAGCCTTGATGCCTGTATCAGCAGGAGGAGTGTACGCGGACTGAGTGTATCCGACGACGATCGAGGACCAGGACTTGTCAGTGAGCTTTCCCCAGTTGCCGTTGGTGATCGACTCGACATTGGCGGGGAACGTGCCGACCGCTGCGGTGTTCACGTCATGCTGGACGAACCCGGTGATCTGCGGAAACGGTCCGTTCTGCCAACCCGTCGACGCCTTCTCCGGCGTTCTGGGAATAAGTGACTTGACCTGAGAGCCATCCAGCACGACGAGGACCGCGCAACACCGAGCGGAGTAGGTTGCGTTCTTCGACTTCCACGCAACGTTCTGCGTGTCGGCAGAATTAGCAACCATTTTGACCGCTACGGTGCACGAGCGGATGTCCTCGTCTGCGGCGTACTTCCCGGTCCACCCATCCGGCGTACAGTCCTGCATGTGATTGAGCTGACCACCCACGATGAGCAGCGCCCAGTCTCCAGCAACCGACGGAACACTCAGCTTCTCGTCCGGGTTCTTGGAGACGGCAATCCCCTTCATAGGAACCGCCATGATCAGACCTTTCGAACGATAACCGTGTTAGGCGGAGTGCCGACGGGAACCTGCTCCTCACGACCGAGGATCATGACGTTCCCATTGCCCCCGCCCCCGCCGCCAGCGGGACGGTTGCTCTTGATGGTGACGTCGACGATGTCGTCCTCAGAGAGCTTGACTATCTTCGTGGCTGGCCAGCCCTGGTCATCCAGAAAGAGGCGTGCGTTGGTGTTGCGGAAGAACCACACCATGCCCTCAATCTTGCCGTTCTCGCCCGCGGTGTCGACGTAGGTCGGGCCGTCATCGGGGTCGACGATGAGAGTGGCGAACGGCGGGATGTCACCCTTCACATGACAGTGAGGCATGACGACCTCACTTACTCTCGCCGAACTTGTCCTTGATCTCGTCGAGAGACTTCTGGAGCTTGTCCTGCTTGTAGGAGATGTCCTTCAGCCAGCCGACGAGCGGACCGTCGAAACGACGACCAGCGATGCCAGCACCGGTCTGATCGGAAATCTCGACGAGACGATCCTTCATCTCAGCGAGAAGATCGGTGGCGTATGACACTTCGAGTTCCTCTCCGCCGTCGCTCGAGCCCTGGCTCGGACGGCCTTTGTTGTACCAGTAGCGGCATGCCTCGGAGAACGGAATGCCGTAAGCCTCGTAGGCCCCGTCTGCGGACCCTGAGTTGTATCGAGAACCGACTCGCTTGAGGTCCTCGTAGGAATCGCCCTCGGACTGGATGAGTCCCTTCAGGATGGCACAGCCGACCTCAGAGGACTTCTGCGGATCCCACCACTCCCTGTTCGGGTCGTTGATGAAATAACCGTTGTAGGTGACCTGAAGCGGGCCGACACCGTTTGAGGTGCCCCACTCCGAGACGATGGGCCAGAAGTAGTTGAGGAAGTTGTCCCTCGTAACCTCACCCCAGCCCGAGCAGGCACCACCGGCGTCATGACCGTAAATATTGGCACCAGCCTCACCGGTCTCCATCTTGAGGGCGCCGAGAGCGGCCCACCAAGGGCAACCGACGGCGTCCGCGGCACGAAGAACCGCATCCTGGATAGAAGTGACCGCACCGTTCTCCTCGCGGTGGGACGGGGCACTGGACCCGTGATTGTCCCGCCTGCGAAGACAGTGTGTCCAAGCGGCGGCCTGAGTATATGGATGCTGGTTGTACTCGATCGAGCGGACCTCACTACCGGTCTGGTCTCCTAGGTATCCGTCGATAGAACCGTCCTCCGCGATCCATGCCTCGGACAGGATAGTCGGACCGAGTCCTGTGACCATGGCGACATGCCCACGACCGCCCGAGGCCTCCTCGGACAGGACGATGTCGCCGATCTCGAATCCTCCGTCCGGCTCGTTCCCGGTCCACTGGTCGGAAATATCAGCGAAGTTTCGCTGAGCGCATTCGTCCCGCATGGATCCGGTCCAGGTCGACCTGGGGAAATAGCCGGCAGTGAAGGGCTCGCCCCACTCGTGGTGAGCGGCGAGGTTGTAGCAGCCGGCGACTAGAGCTGAGCAGTCCGCATTGGCAGGAGACTGAATGAGCCAGCCATCCCAATCGGACTGATCGTAGAATGTCCAGCGGTCTGGCTGGGAGTAACCGACATCCGCAACGTCGGCGTAATACCTGGCGCAAGATGCTGCGTACTGAGATACAGTCATTTTGACCTTTTCAGCCGTTTGAATTCTCGATGGGGGCGAAGAGCACTGGGATGATCCGAGAGCCGTTGGACTTGAGCTGCGCACGGACACGCGGAGGCGCTGATGCATCTCCGGGCCAAATCTCGACGATGGACCCGTCGTCCGTGTAGTCGCCCTTGGGAAGAACAAATGTGGTCCGACTACGAACCTGGATCTCCTTGGGGAGATCGACAATCTTGACATCCCTAGTTCCGTTGAGGTCCTGAGTCTGCCAGGTTGCATTACGCTTGACATACACCATGCCTGCCATAACGCGGTAGACGTAGGCCGCATTGTCAGGGCATGTAATCCAACCGGTATCGAAGGTACCATAACCCGAACCGGCTCGAGAGTTGAACCACACGACCTTGTCGGGCATGGACTCCTTGAGGTCGATGAGCTTCTGGTCAGAAGTACCGTCGCGTCGGACGACCTTAACGAGTGCCTTGGAGCCCGCATAAAACGCCACATCGAGCTCGAAGTAGGGATTCGCACCTAGGGTGACCGAAGCATCAGTAACGCCGTTAGTCGGGGAGATGTAAACCATGCTGTACGGACTGGACTCGCCACGCACAGTGGTGTGAAGCAGAGGAGTTACGCCAGGCATACTAACCTCGTGAGTGATACTTGGCCCGTCTCGCCGCGTTCAGAGCCTGATTCTGTCGAAGCGTGGCGGCGGTCGACATCTTCTTGTCGGGTTGGTTCTTCGCGTTGCACACTCGGATGAGCGTGAGTAGTCTGTTGATGTGCCAGTACTGGCACTCGAACGGGATCTGTAGAGCCACCATCCAGTAGTAGACGAGCTCCGACGTGACGACCCCTCTATCAGGGCTGGATCCCTCGGTCTCGACGAATGTCGTGGCCGTCATCTTGTTCTCGATGTAGTCCTTAATGGCCTGGATGTTCTCGAGAGTCAGGTGCGAGTAGGCGACGGGGTCTATCTCGTTCAGGGTCATGCACTTGACGTAGTCCAGGACCTGGTCAGGGGTGAGCTTCTCGTTGCCGAGGTACGGGACATGCCACTTGGACTCCCATTTTGACAGAGCGACGAGACTGTGCTCCAGCTCGAGGTCGCCCTCGAACCCGTTGATGAACTCGTTGCGATCCTCGTCGTAGAGCTCATCCCCGACGACGTGAATCGTCAGCATTCGTTCCTCCCTGGAAGTCACCACGGACCCCGGAGCGGATCACGGGGTCCGTGGGAGTCATCAGACCGCGGCCTTGACGGCGGCGATGACCTCATCAGGGGTCGGGAGCTTGGACTCGGTGGCGCCGTCGCCCCAGATCAGCTTCTCAATGGCGGTCATACCCTTGTTGCCGACGACCGTGGAGTCGAGGGTGACAACACAGGTGGGCTTGTGACCAGTCACGTTGACCGGGGTGCCCTTGAAGGACCAGGAGAAGGTGATCGCCTCGGGGGAGTCGTTCACCGTGGCGTAGGAGCGCTCAGAAGGAGAGGCGTTCAGGCCGTAAAGCAGGTGAAGCTTGTAGCCGTAGTTGTTCTTCTTCTGGTCGTTACCCTTGATGGTGCGGTACGCCAGGCCGAAGGCCGAGCGGTCCTGCTGACCGATGACGACCTTGTCGACAACGGCGGAGCCGTCGCACTGGAGCCACTCGTCCGGGTAGGTGTAGGCCTCGATCTTGCCCTCGAACGTCTCAGCCGAGGTCAGGGAGAGGTACTTGATGTTGTCGGCGTACAGGTCAGTCTGCTCCGCGCCGCTCGGAGTCTCGGTGACGTTGGTGAGACCGGACCAGGCAACGCCCTTGGCGTAAGCACCGGTGGCCAGGTCGACGGGGAAGAGGACACCGCGGTCCACACCAGTCTCATAGAACTTCTTGCCCGTCTCGTCCCAGGTCAGGACAGCCATCTATACTCCTTGGTAGATGTTGAACACGTCGTGATGAAGATTGTGCGCCACGAAGTGCCTCTCGAAGGTAGACATCGGCATGGCCGCAAGGGCATCGAGCACCGGCTCGTCGGGGTTCCTGCTAATGAGGGTGACCGAGTAGCGCGGTGTGTACATCCAATTGGCGTTGTCGCCGAACTTCGAGTCGGCTCGACTCCGTTCGTACACGATACACGGGTAGGTGAGCTGGACGGACTCCGGGGGCTGGAAGTAGACGTTCCTCGAGCCCAGCGCTGAGATGAGTTTGTTGTGGAACTCAAGGCGTTGGGCCATTGTACACCTCTCCGAGGTTGAGGATGAGGCGGGGGCGGCGGACCTCCACATTCGTGACGACCCAGCGCGCCCCCATCCACCTCACGTACTTGATGGCGAAGAAGTTCTCCTCGGCGTAGGAGTCGGCCACGATGGAGATCTCGTTGTTGAGGCGAAGATTCTGGATGACCTTCGCCTCTCCGTCGTACTGCTTCTGGGAGCGGTTGACGTCCCCGTAGTACTCCCTCTCCGTGATCTTGTCCTCGAACACGCCGGGAGATGTCTCGACAGCGTGTCCGTAACCTATGCTTCCGAAGAATCTTGCCATTTTGACCGAATCAGGCCGTGGCCTTCTCGATGACGATCGCGGACTTGTACTTGGTCAGCGCGCCCGAGCAACGAGCCTCCAGCAGGTACTTCTGCTGGTTGAAGTCGATGTCGAACTGCTCGAAGAACGAGGTCTCGCCGCCCTTGTCGGAGCCCATGGTGTAGTCCTGCATGTTGACGATGATGCCGAGCAGGTTCTGGGTCTTGCCGCTGACCTCGCGCTTGGCGCCCTCCATGACCTCGACCTCGATGACGTCCGTGACGTTCAGGGCGTTGGCAACGGCCTGCTTGGTCTCGTAGACGTAGCGCTGGTTGAGGTCCTTGATCTCGAGCATGTCGCACACGAAGGCGTTCGTGGTGAACAGGACCGGCGAACCGGAGCCCTTGTAGAACTTCCGGCTCCGACGGACCGCGTCGATGATGTCGGGGGTCTTGGCGTCCTTGTTGATGAGAACCTTGTGGGAGAAGAGCTCGTCATCCGTCCAGATGGGGCGGATGTTGGCCTCCTTGATCTTGTTCTCGTCGGACACCTGGCGACCGTCACCGATCAGGACGGCGCGGGCCAGCTCCTCCTCGAGGGAGTAGCGAAGGTTCTGCTGCATCCAGGCGACCACGTTGAACGTGGTGATGTCAAGGACATCGTCACGGTCGATCTTGGTCTTGTTGTAGACGGTCGTCGGCTCGGTCTTCCGGTTGGCGACCTCGTAGACAACTTCCTTCTTCCGACTGGCCTTGACGTAGCCCTTGGCCCGAAGCTCGTCGGTGGTCAGGTTGGACCACTGAGTCTTGACACGGGAGAACGGCGTGTGCTTGGAGCCCTGGAGAACCTTGGAGACCCAGGAGTTCTCGCGCATGACGCGCTGCGGCTCCGGGTCCAGGTTGGTGGCGTCCGGGAACAGCAGCTCGGGGTTCTTGATACCGTAGTCCGCGGCGTGAGCCAGGACAGCGGTGCGGAGGGTCATACCGGGCATACGAGCCTCGGCGAAGATCTGCTCCTCCTCCGCGTGAGAGAGCCGAGGACCGACGTTACGCAGAGCGTCGCCCTCGAAGATGTTGGAATGCATCAGAGTATCACCCCCAGAGTCGCCGTGCTCGGCGTCCTCCTCGTAGTCATCGTCTTCGTCAACGTCGTACTCGTCGTCATCGTAGTCCTCATCCTCATCGTCAACGTCTCCGCTGATCTCCTCGATGAGGGCCGCGACGGCCAACCTCTGATCGTCGTCGAGGGTCTCGAGGACGTCGGCAACAGTCATGCCCTCGTCCTCGTCGTAGACCTCGTCATCGTCCATGGATTCTGTATCCTCCGTGATGTCTCCGGAATCGTGCGAGAGCGTGAGACCTGAGTAGATAATGGCCTCATCCTCGGACTCGGTCCATGAACCATCCGAGTGCTCCAGAGCAACGTTGTCGATCAAGGCGCCCGGGTTGGCCCCAGACAGGACCATGGAAACCTCGACGATGTTGCCGTGAATAACGTCAGCGCCTCGCTGATCGAGGCGGTTGGCGTAGATGGACAGCGCCTTGACGTCACCGTGCTTGACGAGCTCCTTGGCGTTGTCGGCCGCGGGAGTGTCGTTTAGTGCACAATACGCGTAGACGCCCTCGTCCCTGTTCTCGAGCAGCGCGTGTCCGAGAACATTATCGACGGTCTGGTGCCCATGCTGCCACACGAGCGGCACACGCTGGCCGTCATTCTCCTTGAACGCATTATGCTTGATAGTGCGCCCGTCGGAGCAGGTCAGGTCGTTCTTAGTGGCCCAGCCACTGAAGTCGAACTTCATCCTTCTCCTTTGAGTTGGCTCATCGGCGTGCTGAGCACCGATTGTACATCAGGACCGGAGTCCTCGGCAGCCCCCTCGCCGTCCAGGGAGGTGTCGCCCATCTGCGGGTTGATGTTCGGGTTCTGTAGCTGATCCGCCTGCTCATTCGGAGACGGCGGAAGTCCGATCCTTGTTCGTGCCTCGTTGGGCGTGATCACCTGGTCCCTGAGCATGGTGTCCAGAGACGTGACGATCTGGCTCGGAGGAACATTCTTAAATGGGTCCCGGATGTACTGGACGGCCTGGCCCTGAGTACGAGCGGTCTTCGTCAGGAAGGCCTTGCTCATGCCGTCGGCTAGCGCTGACAGCACGGGCTCCACGGCCCGGTTCCAGTAGTGCGTCCAGACGATCTCCGTGGCCGTCCCTTTGAAGACGTCCTCAGAGATACCGAGTCGACTCATGAGCTCCGCAGTGAGGAACTTGATCTGATCGAGCAGATTGTTCTCCGCCGGGCGGTTCAACTGCGTGATCTTCTCAGAACCGTCCGTGTAGGCGATCCCATGGCCGCCCTTACCGAGCTGATCCTCGATAGACTGGATGCGGTTCTCCGCCCGCTGGCGCATGGCCTCGGTCTTGACGACGTATGGGAGCTGGATGATGATGTCCAGCTTGCCGGTGTACGTCTTCTCGTCGGCCAGGTCCAGCATGGAGAGCTTGCGGCTCAGTCGCTTGAGGGTCGAGTTCGGCTTGTTCATCACCTCGTAGAGAGGGTTCTCGATGATGGCCACGGTGCGCTTCGGCAGGATCACCTGCTCCTTGTTCGAGGTGGCCTGATTGTAGACCTCAACCTCCACGTTCTCGGGGAACCACTGAGTGATCCGCCCGACACGGAGCTGCTTGATGTCGAAGCTGTTGTTCGTCCTCGGATCCAGATCGGACTCGACCGGGACGATGGCGATGACTCCCTCGTCGAACAGCGACAGCACGGCGTCCTGGATGAAGGCGCGTCCGTTCTGGTCGATGTTAGGCTCGAGCATCAGGCAGTCGTTGAGAGCCGAGCGCCGAATCCCGATGAATGTTCCATTTTGAGCCGTGTCGACATGTCGGATCGGCGTGGCGGACACGTCGATTGCGATCATGTTGAACAGGGACGAGATGATCGACTTGTCGGCCGTCCACCCGAGTGTAAGCCTGTCGGCCCGTACCGTGTAGGATGGGCCGAGGGTCGACCGGCTGATGTCCTTGCCAGTGAAGGCGTTGTAGGCGTGCTGTAATCTGTCTCGCAGTCCTATGACCTCCACCTCCTAGTCGAACATGTCCTTGTTGAGTTTGTATGCGACCCAGGCGTCCATCAGGGCGGCGACCGAGTCGATCTTGTTCTCCCGTCGGGCCTTCAGGAGCTTACGGTTCCCGTTGGTGTCCTCCAGGGTGATGGCGTTACCCATGGTGAAGGTCATCATGGACTGGTCGAAAAGGAGCTTGCGATCCTCCGCCATGTCCTTGATCTCCCCGAGAGGAACGGACTCCGTCCGGGATCCCTGAATCACCTTCTCGATCCCGAACGGGCCGTTCTCGTTCTCCCAGCGAGTGACGAACTCCTTGGCGTTATATGGGTCGAACCCGAGGCAACGCACGTCGTACTCACAGGAAGCGATGAACGCCTCGAGATCCTCGTAGACGTTCATCATGTCAAGAACCGTACCCTCGAGCACCATGAGCGAGCCCTCCTGGAGGAACTCCTCGTACTTCTGACGAGTGGCTCCTGGAAGGCGCAGCATGGTGCGCTCGGAAATGTAGCAGCGCGTCTTGACTCCGAACCTGCCCCGGCTGAGGGGAAACAAGAATGTGAAGGCGGTGAAGTCATCACCCTGCGAGAGGTCGACACCGATGGAACAAGGCATCCCCCAGAAGTCCTGACGATTGTGCCGCAGAGTCTCCTCGTAGGTGAAAAAGTACGTGTACCCCTCCATAGGAATGCCGAACCTCTTGGCCAAAATATCGTTCCTAGCCGCAGGTACGTGCTCCGCCCTCTCGACGTCTCGCTGGTATGTCTCGTAGGAGACAGTGGCACCGAGATTCGGCTGAGCCTTCAGCCACGTCGACGGATCCGCGACCTCCTTGAGGTCGTCGAGTCGGTAGTAGAAGATGGACGTATGCGGATCTGAGTACTCGCCCCTCAGGATGTTGAGGAGCTCCATCTTCATGTTGTCGCCCGCCGAGTTCCTGACGGTACCCTCCGAGGACACGGCCAGGATGAGCCAGTCGTCGACCTTGGACGCCCCCTGCTCGATGGCACCGACGACATCCTCTCGAATATCGCCGGACAGCCACTCGTCCACCGTGTTCATCTTGGTCCGAAGACCCTGAAGCTTGTCGATGGACATAGGGCGCACCTCGAGCAGGCTGTTCGTCATGAAGTTCTCGATCCCCTTCTTGGTGGGGACGAGCTTCTGGCGAAGCGCTCGATTACCGGTCGTGTTCTGAAGAGACCCCTGTGTCATGAAATCGAACAGGGGGCCCTTGGCTCGGGTGATGGCGGTACGGAAGGGCTGCATGACCTCTTCGGCCTGCTTCATGGTCGGCGCGGTCGTCACCTGGTGGGTGGTTGACGTGTCGATCGTCAGAAAGTAGGCTTGCAGGAGTGTCTCGTACAGGGACTTCGCCCCGCCTCGGGCGACGATGATGTACTGCTTGTTGATGAGGCGTTGCTTCACCCGGCGCTTCTCGAAATGGCCGCCAGCCTTCGTCTTGTTGGGGACGTAGACCGATCGCTCGGTGAAGAACCACCAGCCGAAGATTTCCTCGGCCCAGAGTTTGAAACTGGGGAGCAGTCGAAGATCAGATCCGTCGGTGAGAGTCATCTCCGCTTCCGCGAAGCGGATGAATCCCTCCACAGCGTCGCTATCGTAATAAAAACCGGGATTGCGAATCCGATCATCGATCCTGTTCATCTCCATCTCGATCTCCTTGCAGACCGGAATCCGACCTGCGAGGACATCGTCTCGGAACTCTGCGTAATATCGCGGGGTAGCGGTATTCGACAGCATGGTCAGCGACGCTTCTGAGCCCACCTGCGCTTTCCGGTAGACTCGAGCTTCTTGCCCGCAGCCTTAGCCGCTGCGCGACCCGCAATAACCCCTGTAGCGTGAGCCCCTACCCCGACCGCGCCGATCTTCGCAAGGTTCTTGGCGAGAGTCTTGTCTCCGCGGCCGACGACCTTGGTTCCGGAAACGGCGAGCTTACGCCGACCGGCTCCTCCCGAGCGAACCGCGGTTGAAAGAGCCTTGCTCGGGGCCTTCTTACCGAACTTGGACTTGGCTGCACGTGCAGCGGATCCGGCCGCGGCCTTAGCGCCGCCGACTCCGCCCTTGGCAGCATTGCGAGCGGTGTTACCAGCCTTCCAGGCCTGGTTCTTGGCCTTGTAACCGGCGCTACGAGCAGCAGCCCCCGCCTTGAACTTGGAAGCATTCGCTCCGAGACGGGTAGCCTCGGCATACTTACCGGCCTTGGTCTGCTTCAGCTTCTCGGCCGCACCCTTGGCAGTCGCGGACTGCGCCTTGGCGAAGCGCTTAGCCTGGGCCTTCTTTACTCGAGCCTGAGCGCCGAGATTGCGCCCCTTGCCCTGAGCGAGCTTCTTACCGTTGCCGGACTTTTGTAGATAGATACCGGTGCCGACTCCGGCAGCGAGCCCGAGAGCTCCGGCGATGGCGCGCTTCTGGTTGCGCGAAAGACCCTTGCGCTTCTTAGACGGACCAGCGCCTCCGGAGGGCCGCTGTTTACGAACGCCCCAGCGCATGCCCTTGACGCCATGGTGTGCGAGGACCTCGTCCTCGTCGATGAAGAAAATATTCTCAGGCATTCCTGTCTCCGAGTGCTTGAATCGCTTGGCGCCCTTGATAGCCGCAGACCCTCCTCTGCTGGCTGCCGACTTGAAGCCCTTCTGAAGTGCATTCTGTAAAGTGTTGAAGGCGGCCTCTTCGGCGGCTTTCCCCACCCGTTTGCGGTACTTCTCGAGCTTGGTCTGGGTCAGCTGCTTGTATTCCTTCTCCAGTCGAAGTCGGTTGTTAGCCTTCTTCAGCTGATCGTCGGACATACCGTCTATTTTGGCCTGCTTCTTGGATGTCCACCGCTTCGCATCCTTGATGCGCTTCTTGCGGACTCCCCATTTCATACCTTTAACACCGAAGTGCATAAGCTCTGAGTGACCCATACGCTTATTGTGCCCCTTCTTGTAGAACTTACGGGCGGCCTCGGCGAGTGTGGCGTCCGTGGAGTACGTCTTACCAAGCTTTCCGCGGTCCAGTTCGCCGTAATACTTCTCACGGCGCTCGGTGGCAGTCAGCTGACGGTTGCGCTGATTGGCAAGGCGCCAGTTCTTGACCTTCTCGGCGTGCTCCTTGCGCTTCTTGAGGTAGTTCTCGATCTTGCCGACGTCGTCGATGCCGTACTTAGCCTTCAGCTTCGCCTCGTACTTGGCTCGGCGCTCGGCATTGCGCTCCTCGCGGCTCTTCCGAGTACCCCTGCGCATGCCCTTGACCCCGTAGTGCACGAGAGTGTCGCTCATTGGGTCTCCTTCTGCACGTTGATCCGCCAGGCGTACTCCTGAAGCTGCTTCTCGATCGCCGTCACGACGAACGAGTTGGCAGGAGGATCGAAGACGAGCCTAACTTGCAGGTACAGATACGTCTTGACGGCCTCGATATTCTTCGTGATGCCTGCCAGGTACTGATCCCAGGTCTCCGTCTTGCCGGTGATCTTGAACGGTGGCAGACCGAGCTGCTCCGCGAACATGATCGCCGTGTTGGTGTGGAGGATGATCTCCTGATCGAAGGCCGTGTAGTCCTCAGTGATGCCGAGGGCCTTCTTGATGTCGTTGAGTATCGAGTCAGCCACGGTCACCTCCAGGGTATCGTGTCATTCGGCGTTCTCTCGACAGGAGGCTTGGGTAACAGGCTCGCATCGCCGAAGTGAATCGCGTTGTGTGTGTCGTGTCGCACGCAGATCAGGTACTCAGGGTCGAGGATGTCGGGATTGAACCCTCCCTCGAGGTCCTCAGGCCGAATCGGGTTCATGTGATGAACGAGAATCTTGTCGTAGATGTCGTGACCTGGAACCCCGAGGTCGCATGCGTCGTCTCTGAGGATCACCTTCTGCCTTGCCTGGCGCCACTCGGTGGAGTGGTAGAAGGTCTGGTTCAGATACCGTTCGAAACCGAAGGTCCGATCACCTGGATCCTGATTGAGACGTAGGTAGTCGTACCGATCCTCGAAGGATTCGATGCGAGAGAGTTCACTATAGGTCCGAATCCGACTCAAGACCCACACCTCCTCCGGCGTAGGACTTGAACGCCTCGAGAACCTCCTTATAGGCCTCCTCACCTCGAGCCGAGGCCGCCAGAGCATCGGCTTTGGCCTTGAGCATATCGTTCTCGGCCCTGATTCGCTCCTGCTCCAGCCTTTCACGGCTTGTGGCGAGCTTGAGGTAGTGCGTGATGATGGAAGGAGGAGCCGTGCCGTCCAGTAGCATCTCCTCGGCTCGCTGGACAGCGAGCGACATGAGTCGATTCTCCTGCTGCTCCGGAGTGGCGGCCCGTCCTCTGGGTGACTTCTTGGCCCTTGCCACGGAGTTCTCTCCTGTTCCGGGTTCCTTTACTGGTTGTGAACCGGGGTTTCAGGTAGGACAGGACGACTTGCGTACCCCTCGTTGGGTAGAAAGGAACGAACGCAAGAAGACCCCAACGACACAGGTCGTCCTGTCTTACCCGAAACCCCGGTTCAGGCTGCCCGAACACACCTCCGGGGAAAATGCAGAGTGCGGGCCGATGACGGGGGGTGGGCCTTTTTGCGGACCCTCTCCCCCCTCTTTCGAAGTTCAGAATGGACGAAATGGACGAAAGATCACGAAACTTTGCGTTCTACAACTTGATAGTTTCCAGTAAAGTTGTACTTCATGATCTCTTGAATCGCTTCATTCGTCGCTTCGAGTTGATCAGCTTCGCTGAGCTCTGTGCTCGTGGCCACGACCCGTGCTAGGTAGGCACAGGTGTGGTAGCCTTGACTCACATCAAATGCAAACCATTCGTCGAACTCATCGAAAGGATCGTAAGGATTGTCCTCAGTAGTCAGTGCTAGGCGTAGCATGGCCTATACACCTCCATTAGAGGGCTGTGGGCGGTGTTCTGAGACCTTTCTCCTAGCCATGCAAGTACTCCTTGACTCTAGCTACTGAGATGCCCAGTGAGTCAGCGATCTCTGCTGTAGTAGCGCCGTTAGAGCGCAACGAATCGATTCTAGAGCGCTGATGAGGTGCAAGAGCAAGCTTCTGCTTAGGCAGAGCAAGGCTCTTGATGGTGTCCAGATCGGAGTTGGCCATGATCTGCTCCATCATCGAGTTCGAAATAGCACCCTTCTGGATGGCTTCCCACTCACGAGGTGTGGGGACGATCCGTGTTCCAGCTCGATTATAACCAAGCCTCTCACGGGCCGTCTTGATGGCCATGGCCTCCAGTTTGGCGCGTTCTTTCTTGCTCAAATTAGGATTTGAATCAAGTTTCTTCTGCACAACTCCTTGTGCCACAAGCTGTGCCTGCCGCTCGAGGGGCTTCTCCTTGAGGGCCCTGTTCAATTTGGCCCGGAGGGATGAAACCTCGGGGGCGTATGCTTTGGCAGCACGGGGGTTTCTCTTGATGGAGGGGGTAGACAATGCACGCTTCCTGCAATCGTTGGCCATGGCCTTCAACTCATTTGCGTGCTGTGCGTAAATACCCTCCATCAGGGTACCGGAAGATAACCGCCTGGCATCATATGCCTCGGCCATCCTGGTAGACTTGGTCTGCTTCTTGACCAGCTTGCCCTGCTTGTTGATATAGGACTCGCCGGTCTCCTCGTAGACCTTCTTCCCAGTCTTGGGATCATATGGCCCACCCTTCGCTGCACTACGGGGCTTGCGATGGGGGACGTACTTGACACCCTTGGATCTGGAAATAAGAGTAGCCGCGCCTTTATCTGCGCCACCCTGGTACTTCCGCTTGAGAGCGGCGATGCCGTTATCAATCTCGGACTGCTTGTAGTTGAGATTATGCTTCTCGGCATCGATGACCACCATGGAGTGGCGGACTGCCCGGGCCAACTCATCAGCACTGGCCCCCTTCAGGGTCATGTCCGTAATAAGATTGGACACCTTACCCATCTGGGTCTGAGTATCCGACATCCGCTTCATCCCCTTGTACCCGGGATATGTCCTCTTGGGCTCGAAGCCCTTGAGACCCTTGAGTGGGGCGGTTGATCGGATCTTGGTCTTCCCCTTGTTGGGGATTACCAGGACGGAGTCGCCGTCAAAATCAGCACCGCTAAGGCGCTCAGCGACAGAAGGATGGATCCCAATAGCATCCCGAGCATTGCCGAGAATATGTCTCGACTTCTTGCCTCGGTTGTTAACAGTGAGCGTAGGGATCTCGAAAGTCCCGCCATGAGGATAACGCACGAGACTAACAACGCTACCGTCAGGGTAGTTAGGAGCATACACCTCGCCCTTCTTGAGATGGGGCATCGGCAATATGACCTGAGAAGCCTGGCCGGGTAGAGCCTTCGCCTTCAGATGAACCGCTGCTGAGTCGCAGTCATCGGCCAAGGACATGAGCATGCGCTTGCGAATAACGGGATTCGTCAGCGACATGATCTCCTGCAACTCCTTGCGCTTACCATCCCTGGTGAGCTGAAGCTGCTGCTTGGCCAATTTGGGTGACTGCTTGGATAGGAACTGAGAAGCCAGGGACTGGGACCAGGAATCCCACTTGCCCTCCTCGTTCACGATATTGAGAGCGCTCAGTTCCTTCTTACCAGTCTTGGGGTTCTTAAACATCCTCTGCTTGACAACAGCACCGAACGGATTATCGGGGTCATCCTTCATGGGCTTGAGGACCGTGTGGTCCTTGCCGCCCATCATGGGGGTGCCCTTCTTCTTGTTGGTGTTGAAGACGATGTCCTTGCCCTTCGGAATATCATCCGAGTACATGGCCATGCCCTTGAGGTAGTGCGTTCCGTCGACGGAAATGCGCACCTGGGCGTAGTTGGAGCCGCCGAGACTGAGCTCCTTGACTCCACGGCGCATCAGAATAACGCCGTCCATGTCGGTTCCGCCGTCCTCGGCGTACTTGACGCTGACTCTCTTCGAGGATATGGGTCGAGGAGTCTTGAGGCCGGTGGACAATATGCCCTTCTCGTCGACAACCACACCAGGAGTGCGGATCTTGTCCCTCTGGACATGAATATCCGCGGCTTTGGTGCCTGGAGGCGCCAGAACCTTGAGAATGGTGTAGTTATCGCTGTTGGCCTGCTTGACCTTGACGTCGTGGGTAGTATATCCCTGAGCTTTCAGGGCCTCAACAGCCGTCTTCAAAGATGTCGACGAACACTGGAGATTCTGCTCGACGCCAAGACCGTACTCGATGAACTTCTTCTGCTTCACCTCATCGGCCAGAATATCCTTGACCCGGGTGATCTCGTCCTTGCGATATGATGCGTTGGGTTTGAGAAGCTCACGAACTGAGGACTCGTTGAGTCCCATGCGTCGACCGATCTCCGTGTTAGGGAGACCGGCGTCCTTGAGACGAGATGCTCGAGAAATATCGCCAGCCTTCTTCTCGGCACGAGCGATGCTATTTAGAGCACGGTACTCGGTGGTGCTCATGCCCCAGGCCTTGGCAATATCGACCTCGGACATGCCCTGAGCCTTGAGCTTGTCTCTCTCGGCGAGGAAGCCCTGGGCGGACTGATATGGATCCTTACCGGAGCCCCATGGGTAAATAACGACCCGAATGGCGCTTGGTGCCGTAGTGCATCAGCTCATCACGAGTCATGGGCCTCACCTCCTCGGAATCCGAATATGACCATCTCAGGCGTCCTCAGACTTGATCTCCTCGATGAGCTTGTCGAACCACGTGATCTTGTCCATGATATGGGCGATGTCATCGGGCTGCGGCTTGTCGACCAGGATATCGTCATTCTGGTAGATGCGGGTCTCGAAGTCGATCTCGCCGGGCAGCTTCTCGTACTCCAGGCAGAACAGGGCCGCATAGATATGAAGCTGGACCATGTTGACGCGAGTCGCACCGGTCTTGAGGTCGTGAATACGAAGAAGGCGCTTCTTCTCGTCGAAGCCGATGGCGTCGGCGGTCCCGAATGCGTTCTCGCTGTGATATAGCACTACCTCGGGGTCAAGACCGTAGCCAATAGCGTCGTTCACGTAGGCGTTGAAAGTGGCCTTGTTCCTCGGCATCCGCAGCTTCAGGCGAATATGCTCGGCGGCCAGGGCGTGAAGCCTGGTCCCCATCGCTGCCGCCTGTGCTGTCCTGAACGCCTCGCCCAGCTTGGCGTCGTCGTAGTTCACCCAGCTGTGCTTGCTGGCGCTCAGAAATGCGTGGAGGCCCTCCAGCCTCGAGTGCGTGTTCCAGAGCATCAAGCGTTCCTTTCTCGTTCTCCGGATATATGAATGAAGCGAAGGACCACTGGCCGAGCTTGTCGACGAAATGGTCTTGGTTGGGGCGGTGCGGAGCGTCCTTGCTCCGCTTGACCTCGAGTGCGGCCCACTTGGATCCGAATATGACAATCAGGTCGGGTATGCCCTGATTGTGGTTCGGGTCGTTCTTGAGGATGAGGCAGCCGGGCAGGCGATCCTCGATCCTGGATATGAGGCCACGCTGGTAGTCTCGTTCGAGCATGGGGTCTATCCTCGAGTCAAGAATTATACCCACGGCTGATCATGGCGCAAGGTCGGTGCTCGTAAACTATGTAGTGATTGAGTGAACTTGCTGTGGTAGCGTAGTTGTGATCAGCCGTGGGGCTATGGCGAAAAAGAGGGTCCAAAATATGGAGGTCCCATCTCCTTCATTATGATCAATGTTTGCGACGCGGTCTATTGTACATGCACTGATCCAGAACCTTGAGGGCTTGAGATATGGGCCCAGCCGGCAGTAGCCCCATCGGGACCCCTACCCTGACCACAAGTAGACTAGATCCACAAGTAGACTAGATCCACAAGTAGACTAGATCCACAAGTACA